GAAGACGCGAACAATCATTTACGGGAGTGAGGATGTAAGACGACCCGAAGATGAAATACAGGACAGGGGCGTCCTTTTTTTTAATCAAAAGATAAGACGAATGGAAATTAATAATAAAAACAAAAGAACAATAACGAATATAAACGAGTAAAATGACAACAAGAGGTAATTTGACTTCTGCCGACCCCTACAATTTATACTACGACATTAATGTTGTGAGTGATTACAACCCGACATTAGTGGGGACGACTGCCCCACCCCTGACCTTCAACGAGATTAGACAGAACCCTATCATTAAGTATCCAGAGGATTACCTGTTGTCGGTTGTGCGTTTCAGTATCGAGACCCCTACCCTGCCGATTTTCATTCCGCAGGTATTACTGGGTCAAGCGAACCCGAATAAACTGATTTATGCTTGGGGTATGAGTGTGACGGACTATTCAGCGGTGGGGTCGCCGACATATTATCTTCCAGCACAAGAGAACTGGATTTATATACCAGATGACCTTACAATCCCCCCTCCGTCTGGTGCTTTGACATTTCAGGATTTAACTACGGAGTATTACTATGTAAATGAGTTTTCGCTGATACTTCAATATGCGAATAATGCGTTGAAGGCGGCGTTTGATAATTTCAACACCTATTTAACTGGTATTGGACAGGATGCGTTAGGCACAAGGGCACTCACACCGTCGAACATCGCACAGAACTATTGTCCGCAGATGACCTATGACCCTCGAGGCGAGTTATTTTCGTTGAGTTTTCCCCTTGCCCCACCATTATTAGCAGGGTCAGCACCCCCTTACTCCTACGACACTTACGACCAGAACCTCGCAAATACCGCTGGTTTTACAGGACGAGTGATTAAGTTGTATATGAATACCCCCTTATCAAATCTGTTGAACTCGTTTCCTACGGTATTTCAAGGCAATACCCAGTTTAATTTAACGACAGGAACAGAGGATATGATTGTTGTATATAACAACCAGTTTCAAAACACAACTGGAGGAAGCAGACCATCATACCCCCTAATTCAGGGGGCATCATCGGTGACGCCAATCCCGCAAATTATAGTCCCGCAGGAGCATTCAACGACTATTTTATTTTCGCCCATATCGGCACTTGTATTTTCGACATCGCTCCTGCCAGTTCAAAATACCCTATTATCAAAACCAGCGATTTTCAATTTTTACGACGGCGTGACCAGTAGTAATTTGCGTTCATCGGGTAATAACAACGTGACAGCACCAGTTTTGACTGATTTTGAATTACAAGGTGCGACAGGCACGAGTTCGCAGACGAGGATTACATATGTGCCGACGGCGGAGTATCGTATGTTGGATTTGCGTGGCACTACCCCTGTGAATGCGGTGGAGGTTTCGGTGTTTTGGAAGGACAAGTTCAGCGGATTACATCGGTTCAATTTGGCGGCGGGTTGTGCGGCGTCCATTAAAATCCTGTTTCGCCGAAAGGACTTCTATAATGCGACAGTTGATTAAACCAAAATCTCTCGGCGAATAATATTACAACTGAAATTATATATAAAAACAAAGTTATACTATTATTCATAAAATCGATTACAAATGAGTTCAGCAGATTTTCGCAAAGTGCTCGTGGAGGACGCTCGTATGAGGGTGACCGACAGTCTCCCTTTTGGCGTTGTTAAATCAGGGCAGAATGTTACGACCCAGATTTATCCTGCTACTTCGGCGAGTGCTTCTTCGCAAACTTATTCAATCCAGACGCCGAGTGAGGTGACCCTTCTCGACCGCAATATCGTTTGGCAATCTACTTATGAACTTGAAATTAGAGGCACTCCCGCCGCTGGTGAGTTTTTGGTTGATTTAGGCAACCGTGATGCTCTTGCTCCCCTGCCCCTTCATATGTCCGCCACTACCCTTCAGGTTCAGGTGAATAACAACAGCGTTTCGGTGAATATTCGTGATGTGTTGCCCCAGTTGCTTCGTATGTATGGTGATGACCGTGCTCTTGCTCGTTGGAACGGTATTGCTCCTCTTGCTCCTGATACTTACCGCAATTATACCGACCAGATTGGTTCGAATAACAACAGCAACGGTTCTTTTACACAGACTGCCGATAATTCTCTTGTGTCTCGTGGCACTTACAGTATCGACTTTCTTCAAGAGACTACCCCTGCTACTGCCGCAAGAAATCAACAGACGGTCGGTGATGGAACTCTTCGTGTTGTGCGTCTTCGTTTTACTTCATTTGAACCCTTGTTTTTGTCTCCCTTTCACTTTGCCAATCTCTCGGCGAACCAGATGGCGATTTACGGTGTGAGCAACTTGAACTTCATTTTCAACATAGCGGCAGATGCGAAGCGTTTGTGGCGTTGCGGTGCGACAGAGGCGGCAATTCAAGGATACAGCGTTTCGATTGCTGCGGTTAGTGGTTCTCGGTTGATTTTCCAGATGCTTACCCCTCACCCTTCTCAAATCCTCCCCTCGAAAAATGTAGTCGATTATGTTGATTTTCCTCGTTATTTAACTACATTCAATAATACTATTGCCGCCGCCGCTGTGAATGCTACGAATGAGTTAGTTCCTACTACACTCGAGTTTCCCAGCAATAACATCCAGTTAAATCAAGTCCCCGATATGTTGGTGATTTGTGCGAGAAAACCGATGTCCCAGCAGACGAACCGTGATAGTGATTGCTTCTTACCCATTACGAAGATTTCTATCAACTGGAATAACCAGTCTGGTCTTTTGGCGAACGCCACACAGGATACTTTGTATCGTATGTCCGCTAAATCCACGAACCAGACTTGGCAGGAGTTTCGAGGGTATGCTAATAAATATATCCCCCCTGTTGGTGCTGGTTATAACACTCGTCTTCAGCAAGTCCTTACTTCAGGGTCTATTCTTGCTTTGCGTTTTGGACAGGATATCCCTATTGTAGAGGAGTTCTACGCGGCAGGGTCGCTGGGTAGTTTCAATTTACAGTTCAACGTTACACTACAGAATTACACTCTTGAAGACCAACCCGTCGAACTGGTATTGATGTGTGTTAATTCTGGTTTGTTTATTACATCGCAGGGTGTCAGTTCCACTTACACGGGTATTCTCACGAAGAGTGATGTCCTCGCCGCGAGTGAAATGAAACCCGTGAGTGAGCGTCATTTGCGTCTGGTGGGTGGTGTCGAAAGTTCCGCCGTCACTGGTGTTGCTGATGTTGCCCCGAAAGCACAGGAGGCAATTCTGGACGCCGTGAGTGCCGCGAAAGGAGCACTCGGTAAAGGTAATGATGGCATCGGCGGTCGTATGAAACTTGCTTCCCGATGCTGAATTATGAGATAATTACATAATAGCGATAAAATCAGTATAAGACATAAAAACAATTCTTATACTAATTTATAACTGAAAATGGATACGGCATACAATAGGCGAATAGCGTCAATCAACGATGCGATAATGGAACGGGCGGCGAGACACGCTCCCGCCAATTTTGTAGGAAGGGGTTTTGGAAGCGACAGCGGAATTGATACTCAATACAACGATGTAATGAGGGGTGCTGCGAACCATCCCCGAGCACTTTCACAAGCGGAAAAGGAGTATCGTATGGAAGGTAGTGCGGCGGCGTTTGGGGGTAGTTTTCTCGATGATATCGGTCAGGCATTTCGATACACCCCTCTTGGAATGGCGAATGATGCCATTCAGGGGCGGGATACGGTTTTGAGTGGGCGAGGAAAACTCACAATCACTCACGGAGGGGCGGGGTATGGTGGTGCTGGGTATGGTGGTGCTGGGTATGGTGGTGCTGGGTATGGTGGTGCGTCGGCGACTGATGTTGGAGTGACGATGCCTTATCGAGAAGTGCCGTATGCTGGTGTGGTAGATAAGGCGTTGTCTGTTAGGGGGTCTGCTGCCCCGAAGTTTCCTTTGGAAACGAAAGTCCAAGTTGGTAATAGTGATGGTAGTGGAAAACCACAGGTGGAGGCGGCGTGGTATGAGAACTTCGATGATTTTAAGAGTGGGCGAAACCGTATGAAAGACAGTAAGAAGGTGGGTAGGATGACGAAAGACCCTGAACTGTTAGCGTCAGGTGGGCGTGATTTTACGAAAGAAGAGTTGGAGTTTGTTCAAGACCTATTGGGTAAGAGTGGTGCTGGTTTTTATGGTGGAGCGTGGTATAATAACTGGGATGATTTTACGGAGGCGATTAGTGAGGCGTATGATACCGTAAAGGGTGTGTGGGAAGATTACATAAAACCAGTTCTGGATGTGGTTGGAACTCCTTTGAAGGAGGCGTTGATTGATAGTGGAAACCCGTATGGTGAGGCGGCGGGTGGTGTGTTGGAGTTGTTGGGTTATGGTCAAAATGGAGTATCGGGTGGAATGTATGGTGCTCCGTCTGGAATGTCTGGTGGAATGTATGGTGCTCCATCGGGAATGTCGGGTGGGATGTATGGTGCTCCGTCGGGAATGTCTGGTGGTCGGGCGGGAGTGTCTGGTGGTCGTTTGGTGAAGGGTTCGCCCGAAGCAAAGGCATATATGGCGTCAATTCGTGCGAAGCGTGGTTCGAAGGTTGGTAATATGTCGATGGGAATGGGAATTGGTGGAATGAAGGGGTGTGGTGAGGGTGTGTTTGCGGATGCGAAACCGATTGCCGCTAATTCTCTCGGTTTTTCGCCGAAGTTGGAGGTGGAGCAGTTG